TGCATTACTTCAGCACCTGTTACATACTTTGAATCATATGTACTACCATTATAATCAGATACTATTAGTAAATCGTTAGCTTCTAAATTAGCTGCTTTTGCTGTTAATTGACTTATTTTCTTTGTTGCCATTTTTTATCTTTCGTATTTTGTTTGTCCAAACCATGAATTATCATAAGCTAAACCGAAACCTCCCCAGTTTACACTTAAATCTTCTGTTATTGCAGTACCATCTGCTTCATCTAATAGTAGGAATCCACTATTTTCATCTACTATATTATCTCCATCATCAGATTGCTTACCGAATCCAATTAGATTATATACTGCTTCTCCCCACATAATTAATTAACCTTTTTATTGTCTTTTTGTTGCATTAACTTAATTGCGTATTCCTGCAATTTTTTAACGTCTTTAGCTTTCATTTTATACCTATCTCTCATAAATACCAACCTCCTATATTTGTGTTGCTAATCGGATAAACGTCCGCACCTGAATTAGTGTGATATTCAGGAAAAGAACTTGAGTTAAAACTCATATAATCTACGAATCTTTGCGAGTAATTCTCTGCTGTTATCCTTTGCTTTTCAATTAAAAAATCTACTTCATTCTTTTGTACCGTTTCAGAACTTTCTGCTGTATGCTTAAATACTCCTTTGTTAGCTACTGTATAAGCACTAAAAGGCAAATATTCAACCATTGCCCAATGAATAAGCATTTGCTTAACATAGTTGTTTAATAAGTCTAAATAAACACCTGACAATGTACCTGCTTCAATATCTGATTTTAACCTATTAAGTAAATCAGTACCTAAGTAGTTTTGAATGTGTATATCTTGAGCAATCTTAATAAACTGAATAAATTTATCAGTATCAGTATTTCCATCTAGTGGTGTATACTTAACAATGTCTGCCCTTTCTATTAATAATACTTCTGCCATTATTTAACGTCTTTTGGTAAATTCTTATTGTTTGGACTAAACCCTTTTAAAGGTAAGTTGTTAGGATATACACTAACCTCAAATGGATTAGTAACCTTAAAACCTTTAATCTCTGCTGCTCTAGTTCCTATCTTTTTCCATTGTGGGTCATCCTCGTTTAAGTCAACCATCATTGTAACTCTTTGCCATTTATGATGACATCTAGCACCTCCTTTGTATTTGAAAATATCGTACGTGTCAGACCCAAACTCTCCGAATCCTTTGTTTACTGCTACTGAAGCCATCTTATCAATATCTTCTTTACGGTATAATTTACCTGCATTCATCATAGCCTTGCAAAATGCTCTTTCAGGTGTCTTATTTCCTGTATATTTATAACGAACTTTAAAGAACTTATCCTTTACTTGCTTATCCTGGGAACTTCTTGCTGTTGGTCGTGCCGTACCTGTGCTTACAAAGTTCCAAACTTTCGACATCAAAGTAGGCTCTTCTTTAGTTAATTCAGCTTCTAACTCTTCTAAATAAGCATTTAATACATCTTCATCTTCTACCTCTTCAACATCTCTTTCGTCTATTACTATGTATCCCTCTGGAATATCCTCCCCTATCTCGTTTAAATAATCTTCTAAGTTGAATTGTTTGCTTAGTTGTGTAGGCTCTTCTGACTTCTCTCCCTCAAATGGATTTAACGTTTTAAAATACAAGTCTAAAGATACACCGTTATACTCTAAAATACTATCAAAAGCATCTAACAACATTTCTTGAAATGGTTTAATTACCATATTATCAAAAAGATTAAAAGAGTTTTGCAATTCATCAGCATTTGAACTGAATCCTGTAGATGTAGCGATACCAAAAATAAGTGGACTTGTTACAGAATGTGATAACATAATTTTACGCATACACTCCTCGCTCAAATACTGATAGTGTTCAGGTGCATCATTTAAAGGGATATCATCAACTGTAATAGCTGTATCTTTATTGTCGTTAAATGAAACTATTACCTTTTGCCCTTTTGAACCTGTTAAAGTTTGTTTGATTTTAGCGTTTATAAAGCTTTGTTGCTCTTCAGTAGGTACTCCATTGTTGACATTGATAACCTTAGTACCACTAAAACCATTTTGTACCTCGTTAATTAGATAATCAGATATTTCTTCTTCTAATAATGTGTAATCTACACCACCTTGATAATCTACGTGTGCAAAGTATTTCATCCCTGCAGAATAAGGTTGTATATATAACACCTCAACACTTTCATTTGAAGTACCAAATGCAGGTATTCTTTTAGGTTCGTAGTTTCTTACATCGTTCCAGTTATCACTAAAATAATATGCTTCTACATCTCCATCTTCATTGCACTTTTCAGGTGCTAATAAATTAACTGGAATGTGATAAGCTTTCTTAACTACTTTTTTATCTTTAGAATAGTGTACTTGAATAGCACATTTACCAAATAGCTTTAAATCTAAACATAATTGTTTAACATCTTTTTTACCAAAGATAGACATTAAACTGGCGTACTCATTTGGCTTTCTTTGTGCATCTTTAGCACTCAAACCTTTACCGTACATTAACCTAACAATAGAGTTAATAATACTGTTGTTTGTAGCACTGTTTTTATACCTGTCCATTAAGTAACTAAAGTAGCTGTTTTCATCTCCCCACGTTACCCAATCTTTTCTTTTGTCCTCTATTATTTCAGGTCTTTTATGCTCTGCTAGATTGAAAATCTTTAAATTATCCATTATAAGTAAATAAAGTCGTTTGTACTATTTTTTTGTTGATATACACCATCGTTTAATGAATACTCTCCTGTTTGGTCGGTACAAAATACTTTCGCATAATGTAGCACTTCAGTTGTACCTGTATATCCGTTAATTTCTAGTTTATCGTTTTGGCTTGTTAGAATAAAGCTAAAATCATTCGCTTGTAAGTAGTCATCATTATCGTAATTCTGTAGTTTTAACGTGTAAAACCTACCCTCTTTTAATGCAAATGTAGCTGTTAAAGTATCGTAATAGTCTCCACTTGTATAGCTTTCTATTGTAATACTTTCAGTTGTATTCGTTTCTTCATCTGTTAAAAGTAACACCGTAGGCACTTCATTACCTCTAGTAATTACATTTATGCTTTGTGAACTTGTCGATGTTGTTAATACTATCATACTTAATAAACCTTTTTTAATTGATTTTGTTTCTAAACAAAAAACCCCCACTAATTAAAGTGAGGGCTAAAAACAAATTATGATGTAATTATGAAGTTACAATAGTAGCAGAAGCAAATAATGTAGCTAAAGCTGATTCCGTTGCACAATCTAAGTGATTTGCTGGTGTTTTTTCTTGCCCCGATAGTGTAATTTTATAACCATTATAGTCAGCAAGTGCCGTACCATTCTCGATAGTACCCCCAGTTACGTCCATACCTCTCAATAATCCTGCTATGAAGTATTGACCATTATTAGTCTCCACCACAACGTGAGGACGTCCGTACGAAAGTAGCTTAATCTGCTTTGTAGTAGCAGCGTCTTGAGACTTCAATTCAAGCGTTAATACTTGTTCAAAGAATGTAGTTCCATTTTCTCTAGAACTGTTAATGTTTTGCACAAAAGTAGAATTTCCTTTTAATTCATACTTGTATAGTGAACTAATACCTGTAATCGCTGTGATTAAATCAGTATCAGTTACGTCATAGGTAACATCAGCAGCTTCGATGTCAAAGTTAGCAAAGTAAACGTTTTTTAAGCCTCCAATTGAATCCTTGCATGCTTCTGCCCTCCCGTTAGATAATAAACACGACATATGTAAATATTTTTAAAGTTATACAAAAAAAGGAGGAGTATTTTACCCCTCCCTTAGTTTTAGTTTATCTAATTATTAGTTAGCGGCATTTGTGATTCCGTATGTACAAATATCTGTAACGTTTCCGTATTGAACACCTGCTGTCATTCTCATAATCAATCTGCAATTCTCTGACCCGTCGATATCCGCTAAATCTATCAATTTAACTAAATTTTGGTCCGAAAGTAAACCAGTTCCAAAGAATAAGTTATCTTTAGTAGTAGCTAACATTTGATTAGCAGTCAATCCATTTGCAACTACAACTGGAATACCATCAAACATTAATTCACCACCTTGATACCACATTGTACCTTTGTTGTCTACACCGTTAGCACCTAATCCTGAAGTTCCGAATCCTCCTAATGCTCTAACGTATAATCTCATAGCGTTTTGAGAAACGTAGATTCTTAATCCCTCTTTACCGTATAATCTTGAAGGAATTGCGTCTGCAACTTTTCCTAACTCTGCTATGATGTTAGAAGAATCTAACCCCCCACCTACAGCAGCAATCTCTTGAGCAGCTGGTAAAGCAGCGTCAGTAGTTAACAATGTCATGAAACCGTTGAACTCTCCTGAGTTGTTTGCGTCACCATTCCAAATGTGAGATTCAATATCAGCAGCAACTTGCTCAGCTTGGTGTGCTAATAAATAATCTGCAAATGATTTTGGTAAAACATCGTGTGCTGAATACCCCATTTCAATCGCTTGAAATGTATCTCTAAAGTCCGCTTTACAAAGTTGCTTGTTCACTTGTAGGGATTTCGGTTCAAGGATTCTTTCAGTTAAAGTAACTGCTCCTGTTGCTGTGAAATCACATGATGCATCTGCTAATCCTGAAGCTGATACTAAGTTAGATACAACTGACTTGTATTTAACGTTAGGCATAATTGTAATCAATTCATTTGATAAAGTTACACCTGATAATAATGCAGCAGAAATCCATTTTCCGCTATGTTCTCCCGAGTACGTTGTACTCACCGTAGTTGTCGTTGGCATATTATTTTAATTTAATTATTTATATACTTTGTTTAAAATTTGAGAAAGTCTGTCGTTCTTTTTACCGAACTTAACAACTTCTCTTTCTACTTTGTTTTCTGGATTGTGTTGGATAGGTTTAGGTTCTTCTTCTTTCAATTCTACAACCTCTTCCTTAACTTCCTCTTTAACCTCTTCAACTTTTGAAAGTTCTGTTAACTTAGCTTTTAATTCTTCATTCTCTTTTTTCAATTCTTCAATCTCTGAAAAGAATGTTTCTTTAACAATGCTTTCAACTGTCTTTTTAATTTCCTTTGCAGGTTCTTCTGACATCATTGGTGCTTCTTCTTTTACTTGTTCCATT